TGCCACTGCCACAATAGTTGCCAGCTTTGCTGGCTCAGTTCGTTGGTTAGTAAAACACTACCTCACAGAATTGAAACCAAATTCAGGCAGCTCGATGCGTGACTCACTCGATAGATTAGAACTTCGTGTTGACAGCCTGTATGAACTAGTAGCTGGAAAGAATCGTGAATGACAACTGTAGTCAAGAAAGCCACACCTGCTGCACTTGCTGTGCTGCGCCAAGCGACGGCACTGCAACCAAAGCGGAAGAAAGCAAGCGATGGTCTTCTACCATCTGCAGCACATGTCAGTCAAAGTCCGAACTCGGACCACAATACTGGGCTAGCAGCAGACCTTACCCATGACCCAGATAATGGTATTGACTGTAAGGAAATATTTGAGAAACTTAAAGAAGATAAAAGAGTTAAGTACCTTATCTTTCAGGGAAAGATTTGGTCTAAAGAAAAATCCAAGCTGGGAAACAGACGGTACACTGGGAGTAATCCTCATAATAAGCATCTACATGTTTCTATTGAGTCCACTATGGGTACCGATACTTCTCCGTGGTTCTGGTGGATGAATCAACCTAAGATAATTAATCAGGTTAAAGCAGCAATTGCTGCTGTACCGACTAAGAAAGCATACCCAGCAGAAGATACATCTAACTGCTGTAAGCACTGTCCATCCAAGAAGTAGGAGATAACTCGTGGCAACAAATAACAAAGAACTTGTTGGTGACCTACCGATTATATTAAGCCAGTCGATTCCGACTGCCTTAGTTAAATACAAACGTGAAGACTTTGCTGCAAGTTATGCTATCGGCAATACGCCATGGCTATCTGCTGCAACAGACCAGAACCGTATCACTCGTGTAACTACAACATACCAGAAGGAACGTATTGACCAGGGTGCATCTGCTGGTGAGAACTCCTTATCTAACTGGTGGTTACGTACTGCTACATCATGGCACCATGGTGCTGGAGAAGAGTATTACGATGCAGACTCAAGTGACTTATTTAAATTTTGGGAATCTAATAACGTAGATGTTTGGGATTTAGGAAATATGTCCCTTCTTAAGAAAACAACCCAGGCAACTACTGCATCTGTAATAAATCCAGTAACCGTATCTGGTGGAACTTTTTATATTGAAGGCTCAACGTTAAAGTTTTATAGTCAATCAGCTAATACACATACAGCCATAACCCTTGGTGCAGGCAATATTCCATATTGCATTACATCAGATGGAACCTATTGTATTGTTGCAGCAACTGAAGGAATCTATGATGTAACAACTGCAGGTGTTGTTCGGAAATTATGGAACCATCCTACATATGTAGCAGCTGCATGGTTCCCACAAACAATTGCTTATATCAAAGAACGTATTGTTGTAGCAGCTTTGGAAGGCACAGTTGAGGTTGGAATCTATGAAGTAGCTAGAGCCTACACAACACCTACTCCAACTATTAATGCATCCAACGAACGATGGGAAACTACCAATACATCCACTGTAGTTAATTCTATTACGGAACTAAACAGTGCAATTGTTGCTGGTTACACACAGGGTGCTATATCACGTGTAATTTCTTTTTCAATTGACCTAGCTAATCCACTAGCTGCCATCAATGAAGCAAATGTTATTGCTGAACTACCACGTGGTGAGACTCTCAATCAAATGAGAATGTATCTCAATGAGTATGTTGCCCTATGCACTAACCGAGGTCTACGTATTGGCAATCAATCAACCGATGGAACGACCTTTATTTTAGGTGCATTGGTTATTGAAGATGAAATCAAAGATGTAAGTTTTGATAGCAACTATTTATATGCAACCAAAAGTTCGACAAACTCTGAACTTAACTATGGATTATGGCGAATTGACTTAGGCGTACCCCTTAATGTTGGTTATGCTTACGCTTCTGATTTAGTTATTGGCGCAGCTGCGCCAACTGGTGTTGCTTTTATTGGAACTAGTAGTAGAAAATTCATAACAACTACAGCTGGCATTTATCTTGAACATGCAACCGAGCTTGCAACAAGCGGAACAATTAGTTCTGGTTGGGTTCGCTGGGGCACAGCAGAACGCAAGCAACCAGTTTCACTATCTGTCCGTTCATCTGGTACTGGAACAGTTGGATTTAAAGTTGAAGACCAAGAAGGTAATGAAACATCTGTTGACTCCATTGCAGTTAATATGTCTAGCGAGATTCAACTTTCAGCTGGACTGCAACCAGCTGACCATTTCAATATAACCTTGACCCTTAACCGTAGTACGTCAAGTGCAACCTCTGGTCCAACGATTGAAGAGTGGCAATGTCGAGCATTGCCTGCGCCACTTCGGTCAAGAACAATAACAATTCCATTGCTGTGTTACGAGGAAGAACGTGACTCTAACGGCGTCACTAACGTAAGCACTCCTTGGGAACGTATTAGATATTTAGAACGTATCGAACAAAACGGTGGAGCCGTACTGTTTCAAGACTTCTCCTCTGGTGAGGAAAGAGTCTGTGTCATCCGAGCTATTCAGTTCGAACAACAATCTCCTCCAACGTTTGCTAAAGGATTTGGTGGGATAGTCACCATCCAGTTGCAGACAATCGATTACGAACAAGCAATCCAGTAGTGGAAGATAACAAGTTAATACCACTGGTATCACTAGGCGAACGAAATGAGTTAGTCAATCAAGTCAGGCTAGCTCTTAATGTTGCTGGCGATGATGTGCTAGATGCGCCCCTTGCTGAATTGCTAAGAGGTTTGCAGCATCGGCTTTCCATCCCAGCAGTCGGGTGCATCAATATAGCCACGCTGGATGCGCTCGCAGTTGCTCCACCAGAATGGTAGGAGATAGAAGAGGAGGGGGACTTAATGGTCCCCCTCTTTTTTTATTTCTCTTTTTCTTACCACGGCTTGCCATCGGGCAAGCCTTTCCCTCCCACCACCCCTCAACCCTATCAGATTATTGGTAATAACATTTGGCGTGTCTATGACACAGATTGGTAATTCATTGGTATGATTTACGGTATGAATCAACTTCCTCCTCATCGGTCGTATAGTCAGTTATCCACTTGGCAATCCTGTCCTCAGAAATACTATCTGAGCAAGATAGCCATGGTCCCAGAGAAGCCTGCAGTGTATCTTGCTGCTGGCTCTGCCGTCCACTCTATGTTGGAATGGTTAAACCATGAGCTCTACAAACAACAACAACTTGATTGACCAGCGAGGTATCCCTAGTAATGAATGTGTGAACTGCGGTTCAAACATTCAGGTTATCAGGGCTATCTTCCAAGACTACGACTTGGTCATGTGGTTCACGGATTCTTTCTGTGCTGATTGCGGTTCACCTATGACAACCCCCACACCAGTTGACCATCCAGACTATGTGAAACCTGACCGACCAGAGGAAGAGTACGATGAGTTTAACTGAGAAATGGCTTGAGATATTCAATGCCGAAGTAAGAGATGTCGAGGAGAAGTCGGGGTTACCCCCATCAGAATGGAAGGTAGCTGGTCGTAAGACCGCTGCTCGTCCTGACGGTGAGGACCTCTCCTTCTGGCAAAGCGATGGGCTAAAGCAGGTTGAGGCATACCATCAATGGATGTTGCAATCTGGTTGGCAAATCGCTACCATGCCTGATGGTCGTCCTGGAATCGAATGGTCAGCAGATGTGCATTTCGGGGGTACACCTGTTCGATTTATTATTGATGCGATATACCAAGTAGGGGAAGACTTGGTTATCGTTGACTATAAGACTGGTTCCAGGACACCGTTCGGTGTAATCCAAAATGGATTGTATGCCAGTGGTGTTGAAAAGATTTTTGGTATTCGCCCCAAGTGGGGCGCATTTTTTATGACTCGCAAAGGCGAGCTTGATGAATTGATTGACTTAACCCACCTCAGTATTGAATACTATGAACATGCGTTTACATCTATGAACCACTCAGTATTGCAAGGTTACTTCCCAACATTCGTTGGTGAAAACTGTAAGATGTGTTCGTTCATGGCGAAGTGCCCCGCATGGGGCTCAAAAGATTTCCCACTACAACTACCAACAACAGGGAAAGAAAAGGAGAGAAAGTAGATGACTGAATCTATGTTCTCGTATACAGGTAAGTTAAATTCAACTGACCTATTTACCGTCCGAGGTAATAGCGTTAGTGAATTTAGAACTAACCTAGAAGCAGCAGTCGAAGCAATCGCTGAGGCTGTACAACTCCAAGCACGTCTTGGTCGACCACTGCCTATACCAACAGGCAACGCATACACACCTAATGCTGAACAAGCAATCCAAATGTTGCAGGATGCTGGGCTAAACCCACAGCCAGTAACATCAGGAACAACAGTACAATCAATCGAGGTTGTCAAAGATAGGTACGGTAATGAATGGACATATGGGCATCCAGATGCACCAGACCTACCAGACGGACGCGGTAAGTACGCCAAGAAGAAGGGCGTATCAAAAGCAGGCAAGGCTTATGTTGGTTGGTTTGACCCAGCCAAGGGACCGAAGCCTTTCTCACCAGGTGCCGTAGAAGCAGAAACAATCTGGGCTAAGTAGTGCGTAGCCTCTTGCAAGTAGTGGGTGTCGAGTCACCAGTTGGTCATCAACTACCAGAAATCCTGCCTCAACTCACAGCCAGTCAAGTTGTCTTTCGCCAAGCGCAATTGCATTTGGTCGCTGGTCAACCAGGCGGAGGTAAGACACTACTTGCATTATGGTACGCAATTACATCTAAGGTTCCGTCGTTATATATATCAGCTGACTCTGATTCACGTACCATCGCTACTCGCGCTGGTGCAATACTTATGAATAAAGATGTTGCTGATGTAGAAAGATTGATGGATACCGAAGCAAGCGTTCTCCTTGAGGATGCGCTAGCGGAAGGTGCCGACCATGTACGATTCGCGTTCGACCCAGCACCTTCTCTTCAAGACATTGAAGAGGAGATAGAAGCGTGGATTGAATTGCATGGTTCGGCACCTACTGCTGTATATGTAGACAACTTAATGAACGTAGCATCCGCAAGTGATAACGAGTGGACTGCACTACGCGATGCCATGTCAGCGTTTCACTACATGGCTCGTGAGTATGAATCGGCATTCATCGTCCTGCACCACGTTTCCGAGAATGAGAAGATGTCTAAGCCGAACTACCCAGCACCACGTAAAGCATTGATGGGTAAGGTGGCAGCACTACCAGAGTTGGTCCTTTCGGTGGCTCTGGATAGTGCTTCCTCTAATTATCGAGTTGCTGTTGTAAAGAACAGACATGGCAAGGCAGACCCAACTGCAGAAAGCTATGTAACTTTATCGGCGGAAGCAAGCAAGATGGTTCTTTACAACTCTCCATCTGATTTACATAGAGCAAGAACGTTATCGCAATGGCAGTAGAAAATCTATCGTCATTTGATTTAGATTTTAGATTTGGTCAAGAAGGCGAGTCACTAGTAAATCAACTACTGACCGAAGGTGGCACAGTAGAAGTTAAACGTGACCGCAAATGGTGGTCAACCAATAACCTATATATAGAAGTTGAATGCTGGTATCGACGTTCCCAGAATTGGGAACCGTCAGGTGTGATGGTAACTAAAGCTGCATACTGGGCGTTCGTACTTGAACGTGGTGTGCTCATGGTTCCAACTGGTCATGTGTTGTATGCAATTAAAAAGTTTGGTCGAGAGATTACTTGTGAGATACCACCGAATAGAAGCAAGGGCTATCTGATTACGGTAGAGAACCTATTAGATGTGATGAAAGAATTAAAGAATGATTAAGCCAACCATCTATATACGTGGTGCTTGGATTAAGTGGCATGTACTTGCCTACCTTGGTGTGCAAAAAAGAAAAAGGTTACAATATCTTGCAGTTACGGATGAAGTTGCGTTAAAGTACTGGGAAAATCTTTATAGATTAAACCGCCGACCTTAAGGAGTTACAGATGCGTATGCCAGACCTATCACGTGGTCAGTGCAGAGAAGTTGGTAGCGATTTTTTTTACCCAGATTCTGAGAACGAAGGTGATACATCAATGTATTCCTTTGGTAAAAAAATATGTTCTGGTTGTCAAGTAAAGAAAGAATGTCTTGACTGGGCAGTACTCCATGAAGGGTATGGTCTATGGGGTGGATTGACACCACGTGAAAGAATGAAGATACGTCGTAAGTTAAATATAAAACTAGACTCATTGATACCAGGAGATTACGTATGACATCAGCAGCTAAACGTAAAGGCTCACAGTACGAACGTGATGTAGTTAAGTGGTTAGTAACCATGGGCTATCCATGCGCTGAACGCGCATATGGTGCAGGCAGACACGATGATGTCGGAGATATTGACGGTATCAATGGTGTGGTTATAGAATGTAAGAATGAGAAAGCAATTAGAATTCCTCAGTATCTTCGGGAACTGGAGAATGAGATGACACATGCCGATGCAGAGACAGGCGTTGTGTTAATCAAGAAGCGTGGCACTTCTAATATCTCAGAGTCGTATGCAGTAATGCCTGCGGAACTCTGGGTGAATCTGCTTAAACAGGCAGGTTACAATGGACATCAGTGAGCAAGTTACGGCTACTCACAAAATGAAAAGAGGTAACTATGCGGTTAGCGATAACGATGGGCATAGCAACAGCGATGGCGCTGGTTTCACCAGCACAAGCGTTGTCACCCATACTCACACAAGAAGTTCGTATGTCAGTAATGACAAAAGAGCAGAAGGTGGAGTATGCAATTGCTCAGTTCGTAACCGAGAAAGAGCAGCGACTATGTGCAAAACGTATTGCGTACAAAGAGAGTCGCTACAACACGGATTCATTCAACAAATCGAGTGGAGCACGTGGAGTATGGCAGCTACTATGGGGGAAACCTCATTGGTCTATACTCAAACAGACTCAGGAGGCACACAAGTATGTGCTTCATCGTTATGACACTTGGTGCGGGGCGTACAGGTTCCACCAGGAAAGGAATTGGTATTAACAAATGAATCAGTCTGAGTTTTTAGAAGCAGTCTTCAGTCATTACGGATTGACCTTGCCACTTGGCGGGGAGAAATCAATCTTGTGTCCTGTACATGACGACTCACGTAAGTCTGCTTCAGTAAACTCAGACAAGGGCGTCTGGGTATGTTATGCATGTAGCGGAAGTGGTTCTGGTATACAGATAATCATGGCTCGTGAGAAGCTAACATACCCAGAAGCTCGTAAGTGGGCAGAGAAAAACATTGGCAAGGAATCACAGCAGTCTGCTCCAACTCGTGGACGTAAGAAGTCAAGTGGGCGTTGGACGCCACCAAGATTGAGGGCTTCACTGTGACAACTATCATTGGTATCCAACAAGACAACGGCTGCATATTTGCAGCCGACTCACGTACTACCGCAGGCGGTAGACCATTCTCGCATCCGATAGTTACTAAGATAACTAAACGTGGCAAGTGGTTGGTTGCTGGTGCTGGTGACGTACAACCATGCGATGTGATGCAGCACGTGTGGAAACCACCAACTATCCCAGCTAACATTAAAGATGAATATCATTTTATGATTACAACAGTTGTACCTAGCATGAGAGAGTGCATCAAAGATTCTGGCTATACCCCAAGTAAGGATGACGAGGATGCTGGGTTTGAATTTTTATTAGCAATCAACGGCACCATCTACCAAGTAGATGATAACTATTCTGTATACCTGCGTGACGATGGTCTGTATGGGATAGGGTCTGGCTCATCATGGGCTCTTGGCGCACTGGCAGGCGGGGCAACATGGAAGCAAGCAATGCAGATTGCTGCTCGTAATGATGTGTATACTGCGCCTCCATTCATTACACATAGACAGGAGAAGAAGTGAGAACCAATCCTAAGCTCATTGAACTCTGGACAAAGGCAGCACACACCTATCATAATTCTTTGGCTGGTTCACCAGCTGAGGCGTACCTTGAGAAGCGTGGCATCCTTGCTGGCGCCCAACAATTCCTGTTGGGCTACGTGGAAGAACCTGCTGCTGGTCATGAAGACAGAATTAAAAAGCATTTATCTATTCCGTATATTACTAATGCTGGTGTTGTCGGGTTCAAGTTCCGTCGGATTGATGATGGTGACCCTAAGTACATGATACCTACTGGTCAGAAGCACCATCTATATAATGTCAACGCAATCATTCATGCTGTAAGGGAGGTATTAATAGTTGAAGGAGAGATTGATGCGATATCTGCTACTCTTGCTGGGCATCCTGCTGTCGCTGTTGCTGGCGTTAACGCTTGGAAGCCTTATTTCTCACGTTGTTTTGATGGCATAGGTAGAGTAATTGTAGCCACAGATAACGATGTTAAAGAAGATGGTTCTAATCCAGGACAGGACTTGGCTCGCAGATTAGTAGATGCAATACCTCAAGCCATGCGCGTGTCGTTACCGCCTGATTCTGATATCAATAGTATAATTGCTGACCAAGGAGCTCAAGCATTAACAGCATTGATTAATGCACTAGACGATTAGAAAGGGCTCCGTTGGCAACGAACAAACTAACCATCGATAATTTCCAGGAAGACGCTCAAGGAATTTACGATGAGCTTCTATCTATTTTAGTAATGAAGCAAATTGATTACGGTCCCCTTAATATATGGAATGCACCTGGTGGTGCAACCAATGGGTTGATGGTTCGTATGTCAGATAAGCTGGAACGATTAAAGAATTTAATCTATAACAATATTGAACCAAACAACGAGGCACTTGAAGATAGCTTCGTTGACATAGCCAACTACGCAATCATTGCGTTAATGGTAGAGCGAGGCATCTGGGAGAAGTATGCCACGCAAAAGAAATAAAACCTACGAAGAAGCACGTGGTTCTCGCATACGGTCTTACGGTATTAGCGTGGAAGAGTACGACCAAATGCTCGAAGACCAAGGTGGGACTTGCTACATTTGTGGTGAACCTCCCCAAGGCAGAGCGCTCGACATCGACCATTGTCATAAGAGTGGCAAGGTGCGAGGATTACTTTGCAGTAACCATAATCGCGCCCTTGGTTTATTAGGTGATGACCCTGCTCTACTGCTTAAGTCAATTGAATATCTGGTGAAGGCACATGGCTGAGCTGAACCGCGACCATTCTATTTGGGAACAAGTAAACGATATTACATCTGTACTTTCATATAATATTTCAAAGAAATACCACAGGTTTGCCGAGCAGGCAGACATCAAGCAAGCTATGAATGAGTACGCTTGGAAACGTAAAGACAAAGTCAAAGAGTATCTCATGCGTGAAGAAGAGAACGAAAGACGAATGGGTTACAAAGCTTTCTCTACTTTCATGCGTAGAGCAGGCGAGCGATACGCTCGCAAAGAAAAGGCAAGAGCTCTTGGCTATGAGCTTGGTGATGAGTACTACTATCGTATTGAAATGATTGAAGGTTTAATTAAAGTTCTTGGTTCCGAAGATGCACATCTAACCAACCAAGTGTTAGACCCAGATGTACATGGCATCAAAGCTAAGAAGCAAGCAAGCGAAGGTAACAACTTGCTGGCTATGCTGGCTGATGTTGACAGAGCTATGAAGAAGCTGGACCCACGTACACAAGGGATACTTAACAGTCGCTTCGCTCACGACCAGCCATTAACGGAGATAGCAACAGCTTGGGACATCTCACCTCAGCGAGTAGAACAGATATCAGCACGAGGGATACGAGACATATCAGAACTACTTGGAGGGGGAGCACCATACTAATGGCAACATGGGATTTCAAATGCGTAACCTGTGAGAAAGTTACAGAGATTAATATCAAAGATGGGGAAGAGTTTCCTAAATGTGAAGACTGCAACGTCACATTAACTAAGCTGTTTGTCGCAGCACCTATCCACTTTAAAGGTGGAGGATGGGCAGGAGGTAGTAGCATTGGGTAAGTCAGGCAATCCTTCTAAGCAGGTAACACCAAAGGTAGTTAACAATCAAATCATGTTGACTTGGTGTGACAATGGAACTGTTGATGGCAAGTTCATGGAAGGTGTGGTGTATTCCCTGTTAACTGCGGGTCTACCAATCACATCAGCTCAGCGTGTGCAAGGCAATCAGATAGGCAGGCAACGTGAGACAGCGTTCGATACTTGGCATAAGAAGACTAACTTTGATTGGATACTCTGGGTAGATAGCGACATCGTTCTTACGAACGAGGCGCTTAAGTTGGTATGGGATTCAGCTGACCCAGTCAACCGACCTGTTGTTAGCGGAACCTATTACATTAGTAAGCAGATGGAAAGCTCTATCATGCAGCCGTATGCTGCGCTGTTTCATGCATCGGAGGATGATAAGTACAGCATGTCATACATCCATCCCTTGCCACCGAATGAATTACTTAAGATTGATTACGCTGGGTTTGGCTTCTTACTTATGCATCGCAATGCAGCTGACAAGATACGAGAATTCCATGGCGATAAGCCACTGTTCTTAGAGACAGATGGTGGCAGCGCTGATGGCAAGGATAGATTTATTGGTGAGGATATCCAGTTCTTCATGAACATGAAGGAAGCAGGCGTCCCATTGTATGGTCATACTGGTGCTGGGGTTAAGCATATGAAACGGTTTGCATATGATGAAGAGTTCTATAAACTCTATTGGATTACGATGATGAATAGCATGAAGGCACAGGCGCGTGAAAAAGAAAAGGCGGAGGAATAATCCCCCGCCTCTCCCTTTACCACCGACTTATGCCTGAGAAGAATTCTCTCTTGGTTTGTTCGGCGTCATAGCAAAGCCGATACATATCGGCTTCGCCTTTCTTCTTACCCAACCGATAGGCAAAGAAACCTACTGCTGATGCGATAATAAATGTAATCATTTCTTCGATTCTCCAATCCGTTCTAATAGTTTTTCTGGTTGTTCGAGGTGGACGATGAGGGCTCTGCCCCCATCGCCTTCTATATCTACGGCAGTCAGATGCTTAACAAACTTCTCTGCTTGTAGTTGTGTGTTGAACTCACCCCACGCTTGAACTGGAGCCCACCTTGCAAGCTGTGCTACGAGTACATAAGAGTCACGCTTACCTCTTGATACATCAAGAGCTTCGATAATCTCTAACGCTAACTCGCTAGCACTTTCGGAGTTTGTGTTGTCTGGGTCTAACAAGTTAGCAACTAACTTGATTTCAGTTGGACGTGGTCGTGCCATTAGTAGTTCTTAATACACTGGACGTACTGCTGATGGTGAGCCAGTGCTTCGGTTGCTTCTAGTTCTGTGCGTCGTTCAATCTCTGCATTGCAGTAAGCACAGATAAGAACCACACTTGCTATATGTATCATGCTTCTTTCCTCACTTCCCATTCTCGTGTATAGATTTCACAGACATCACCGTCTGCTTCTTTGTAGTACATGTGAGCACCAGCCATCCAGAGAACTTCGTCCTCATCGTCACCGATACCATAGGTATCATGATATCCACAATACCATGACCATCCAGCGACAGGTCTAATTACTAGCGATGGTTCACGCACCACTAACGTGGTGTTGTTCTCAAGTTTACCCATCGGTATTCTCCTGTCGTGAATACAGGGTGACGGCAGTCATGGTTACTTCTAGTTCATCATGACGTGGCTGCTCAACCAATTCTGGTTGATTATTTTTTTCTGAGTAGATGGCTAGATAATCCAAAGCTTTGAGTAGGTACTGCCCATCCTCCGCTGATAGCGGAGGCTGAGCAACCTCTTGGTCAAACTCATCTACATATTTTTGTAACGGATTCTCCGTCATAGTTATACCCCTCTCGTGATTAGTTCAAGAGCCTTGCTCTTAGTTCGGTCGAATGAACCAGACACCACACGTTCAGCACGTACTGCTCCTGATTTGTGGCTGAACCAGTCGACGTACTCAACGATGGCTTGGAAAGCACCGAAGGCTGTGCCTTTAATGTTTTCCTGTGTACCAGTGCTACCTTGGTAGATATTCATTGCTTGAGTACGAGCCTCAGTTGCTTTGTTGAACTGGCGCTTCTCCCCTGTGGAGAGACGGAAGTATGGTGCTGACTCTGTTGTACTAGGTAATGACCACATCTTCTTGAAGATGGCTTCAACTTGATTGTCACTTACAGTTGTATTCAACAACTGGTCAGCCACAGATTCATATGTCTCGATGCCAGTATAGATTACATCTAACATCTTGCGAAGGTCATTGACCTTGAGGTTAGCGTTGGTTGTGTGGTGCAAGGAATACTTCGTATCCTTACGGAAGATGCCAGAGATTTGATTGGTGCAGAACAATCGGTTAACGATTGGCTGGATACCAAGTGAACATGAACCATCGTGTGATGTTCGTGCTAGTAAGTACCCTGCATGTGGGTCACCTGCAATCTTCACTTCCTTTGGAAGTGCAAGTGTCATCCAGACTTGAGCACCGTCACGTAATGCACCAGCTGCTGCATATCTGGCTTCACCAGAGTCAACCAGTGCATCCAACGCTGAGAACATCTCATCATTCTGGAATACTTTGTATCGGCTACCAACTGTACCTAGTACAGACTGTCCGCCATCCTTATCGGTACGTACAGTGGCGAATGTATTCGGTACTGGCAGACGGCTAACGCCGTCGTTGTTTAATGCGATGGCTTCAACCTCAGCAAGTGAAACTTGCCAGTCAAGTCCTGCTTGTACTGCTGCATCATGTGCTGATGTTGCTGTTACTTCGTAACCTGCCACGCTCATTGCTTGGCGTCGTTCTGTTCTTGTTGTCATATCATTTCCTTTCGGGTCGGGTTGGTTGTGAGAATATATTCTCAGATACGGCTGGCAAAGTCAACAACTGCATCGGAGAGTTTGTCATGGTAATGACCAGTGTTACATACGATTTCCCCTGTATCTGGGTGGAGGTATGCCCTCCAAGTTACGTAAGGGTCAGCGTTTCGTAGCATTGGTTCGCTACCTTGTATGTCTTTCAGCCATAGGCAGAGGATGATTTTCTCACCATCTACCCATGAGTTTTTAGCGTCGACGATGACTGCCCCATTGGGGCAGGTCGCACCTCGTCTGATTGTTGCCATCGTTATGCCTCCTGTATGTAGTCGATACGTGTGTCATCGATATGCCATGAGTCTGGCTCTGTGTTATCGGTATCGATATCCCACTCTGGGTCTGTGCTGATACCAATCTCTTCGGCGATTGAACGAGCATCATCTTCAGATGCTGCTGTTATCTTGAACGTTGCATACATGGTGTATCGAACCTGCACTTCGTACTCTTTAGTGAACACCAGTTCACTACCGAATACATCTTTGAGTATCTCGGACAACTCACCGAAGGTGATGTTGCTTGTCTCTTCACATCCACCATCTTGGATGGTGTCGTTGAGTGCTGTGTATAAATCACGTACTTGATTGCGATGATTGTTGACGGCGACGCGGAGTGCGTTGACTGTGGTGCTTGCGCTTTCAAGGTCAACTCGCAGTTTATCTGCTTCGCTGAGTGATGCTATGCCTACTGCTTCTTGTACTGCTTGTTCTATTGCTGTCATTATCGTTTCCTTTCGGTTGGGTTTGGTCTTGCCTCCTATATATATGCATAGCTTTGCTATGCTATCTTTGACGCCTGTTATCCACAGCATGCGCCGTCATTCGTATCGGCACAGCATTCTGAACAGAATGGTTCGTTGTCCTTCATGCTATTCCGACAGCCATATTCATCCATCGTGTTGGTACATGGGTGTCCCTCGTATCCGAAGCACACAAGTTGAGCCAGTTCTTCAGCGTTCATATCATAGATATGTTTACTCATTGCCTTCCCCTTTCGGGCAGTCTGCGTATGGATTCTCATTACCTTCATTGTCTTCACACATGCAGAATTGAAAGCGTTCTACCTGTATCTGATGAGTTAGTTCTGCTAACTCACCCCAACTTATGCTGTCATTCGTCATCTTCATCCTCCTCCATGTGGTGTGGGTCTAGTGCCAGTTTGCTATCTATTAGATAGGCTCTGACTGCGATGTCGATACCTTCGTATCCATCCTCATCGATAGATACTGGTTGCCAATGGTCGCGGATAATCCACGCCATCAGTACATCTCGTGTGAATACGGTTGCGATGTCGTACTCTTCTTGGTCTGCAAGCATGGCTTCTAGTGAATGCCAGATTGCTAGGTCAGTCATGGCGGAACGCCATACCTCTAGTGATGTGCGATAAGTTGTTAATGATTCGGCAGCTTTACTAAGTAAAGCCACACTATCTTCTACTGTGTTCATGTCTGCCCTCATTTCTTTGCTATTGCAAATCGGATATCGGATTTACCGTCGATACATAGACGGCATGTAGCACAAGCACTACCTTCGGTACTGATTAGCGGGATTGAACCCAGATTCTCTGGACATTTCGCACCCACCTTGCCAGTCATGCTAAGCATTATCTCTTTTGCATCAGCAAAAGTCTCAGACAGATAGGCAACCTTTATCTTTTGTCCTGTCTCTCGTAGATAGACAGCGCTGTCTTTGTTCTCATCATCTGTACTAAAGTACAGCGACAAGTTTGCTATCCCATCTAACCAACGAGCAGCAGATGGAACTCTGGTATATACCCAGAACTGGGTATCAGTATGCTTTTCGATTACGTCACGCCATGCTCTGGCATAGGTATCGGAGAAGAAATCCCCATCCCAATGGATGCGGAACATTTGTTCTGCATCTTTTGCTTTGCAATCGTATTCGAATGCCGTCACCATGTCATCAATCAGCGACACCATAGTGTCGTACTCTGCATCCTTCAAGAGATTCCAGTTATGAAGTAGCACATCCCTCACAGAGGGATAGATACGTTCTAACTTTCCAGCGTAGCAAATCTTCTCGCATATACTGGTGGCGTTGGGACATGAGTACTGCTTACCACTAGGTAAGCCGAACGTGTTCATGATTGCTGAGCGTTTGCCGTTTGGTGTTGGTAAGTTGGTGACCTTACGGTCATTGGAACGCTTTAGTCCTGCCATTGTGTTGCTCCTTTCGGTTGGTTGGTTAGCCCTTATATATATGCACAGCTTTGCTGTGCTATCTATTGATGGTCGAAGTCACACCATGGTTCGAGATGATGCCCCTCGACGATGGCATATGCAGGGGCTGTCGGGTAGCCACGCCACTCGACACCGTCTGGTAGTTGGATACTCTTATGAGTATCACCATCCGATACTGCATAGATGGCTTCGATACATGGTTCCACCATGCTGAGAGGTACTGGCGGATAGTGATTGCTTCGCAATTGAATCGCCACTGATTGACGAATGTCTATGACATTCTCTGCTAAGTCTTGCGCTGTTGCGTTACCCATGATATTCCACCATTTCCGTTTGGTATTCGATGAAAGCACCGAACGAATGTTCGTTGCCTGTATCATTGACTGTTTGATTTGTAAAGTCCACCACTACAGTGGTGTCCCCTAAGTCCTCGCCGTCAACGCTTGTGAACAAGCCGTAGCCTGTCTCATTGTTCCAGTTGTCACCGATTAGTTGTGAAACAACTATTCGTGCTCCGTAGTTCTGGTCATCCCATCGAGGCTTGGCATGTAGCAATGCCATTGCTAAATCGTAACGCCAAGTAGTCTCGCCCCAATGTGAGTAGAGCGTGACGTGTGCTTGCTCTGTCGGGTATACCTTCAGTACGAAATTGATACGTGCTCCCATTAGATTTCTCCTATCTCTTGTAGGTAATTCACCGCTTTGGTGAATACTTCTTGCCATGAGTTGCCATCCACTTCTCCTAGAGAAGTGTCATCCATCTTCAGGAACTCTACGAAGTAGGTTGTTCCGCGAGATGCGAACTCGTCTTCTTGCCAGTTGAGTTTTACTTTGTAATCCATTATCGTTCCTCTCGAATCGTTGTTGCCCAGTGCTTCTCTATATCTGCAGACCTACGGTCTGCTATCTTGATGTCCACGTAGTCCCATGCAAGAGCCACGAGTAGGATGCCAATCACGCTGAAGAGAATCCCAATTGCAAGGAAGTCTCCCCAATAGAGTCCATAACCGTTCATAACTTTTCTCCAATCTGCCAACCAAATTTTGGCTGGTCACTCCTTAATAATGCAAAGCTTTGCTTTGCTATCTTGAGATGCGCGTAGCGCCTGCATCACGGCGCCCGCCTGTTAGTAACCAATCCGCGTGAACTGTCATCCATCCGTATGCATGCAGGCATGTCCCTGCGCGTGTGTGTATGTGCCGATGTGTATGTGGATGGGTGTTCATGTATGTATGACATGACGATAGGCTCAAGACACGCCTCCTGTCCGTCTGAATTTGACATGCTGGGGCTGGTCGTGTATTCTGGTGTCATTCAATCAGCGCTGGGTTGGTTGAATTAACCGAAAGGCATGAAGATGATTACAGCATGGACACACGATGATTTACTAGTAAATCTCAAGGATGAAGTTAACGAAGTTAAGAGTTTCTATAACGTACCTTCGCTCGACCATGTACCAGATTTCGAATTAACCTCGCTCAAGTATGCTCAACTAGGTGACCTAGTTCCACTAGGTAAAGGCAAGGTCGGTATCGTGTTCGACGTAGTCGAAAGCTTCGGAGTGCGTGAGTTAAGTATCGTCGCGAGTAACCTTCGCGTAGTTCTCAAGCGGGTGAGCGCATGAGTGACAAGGGACAATTCAGAACGTGTCCAACGTGTGGGCGCATCAACGTCCAACCAAGTAGATGCGTATGCGAGCCCGACATTGAACGGGACGGATGGATAGACGAGGGTTAACCCTCTACAGATAGTCAAGCCTCTCTCTCGCTCCACACCATGGAGTGGGGGAGGGGCTCACCTACGCAGGCGTAATTCATGCGGGGCAGGGGGCAACCCTTGCCCCTTTTTTTGTGCGTCCGCCCCTGCCGACCCCTAGGGTTTTTAACCCCACCCCCCACCCGCCCCCCACTATCACCTAAAATATTTTCACCAGAAACAGCTGCTGACCTGCGGTTATATAAAATAACTAAAAATAATTTCCAAATGCTATTGAGACACGCCGACTCTCTAGACCCCTATATAAGTATAAAGGCGAAGTTCCACTGAGCCTTAGACGCAGGCTTAACGCCTGCTTAGTTTGGTAAATATGCTTATGTGGGGATACCTCTGTCTATCCTCTTGTAGACCCCTACAGGTACTGGAGATGACTTGGAAAGAAACTTAACCCCAGAAGAGGCACGTAAAGAACTTATCGACTTGGTACGCCAAGGGCGCACCATCGCCGATTCTCTAAAAGTTATTGGTAGAAGTCGTTCTTGGTATGACACCCAACGGCGCGAAGCTCAAGGCTTCGCTGCCTTTATAGATAATGCTCGGTTTAGAACAGCCGATTTGGCAGAAGATGCTCGGACGAATCTTTCAGATTTCGCCGAGTTCTCCGAGAAATATCTTGGTGCCAAAGTCTGGGACCACATGCTTAACGTGGTCGATATGCTAGAAGGTCGAGAGCCCCGCTGGATTGACCCAGCTATGACCTACGAAAAAGGCTCGGCTGGTCTAGCTCGTTTGTTGGTAAACATACCACCAAACCACGCCAAGACTATGACCATTACGATTAACTACGTGACCTACCGTATCGTCAAGAACCCTAATATCTCGGTTATCGTTATTTCGAAAACCCAGGAGCAGGCTAAGAAGTTTCTTTACGCTATTAAGCAGCGACTGACACATCCTCGGTACGCTGACCTACAGGCAGCTTTTGGACCAGCAGATGGTTACAAAGCAACCGCCGACCAGTGGTCGGCTAACAAGATTTACCTTGGCGGAGATATCCGCGACAATGACGCTAAAGACCCAACCGTTGAAGCTATCGGTATGGGCGGTCAGGTCTATGGAGCACGTGCAGATTTAATTGTGCTAGACGACGTTGTGACGTTGTCTAACGCCAATGAATGGGCTAAGCAACAAGAATGGATTAGACAAGAAGTTGCCTCCCGCCTTCCACCAGGTGGTGGTCAGCTTCTTGTTGTTGGTACTCGCGTATCAGCAGTTGACTTATATAAAGAACTTCGCAACTCAACGCATTACACGGACGGTGTCCTTCCGTGGTCATATTTGTCCATGCCAGCAGTACTTCAGTACGCTGACAATCCAAAGGATTGGAAAACTCTTTGGGCAAAATCAGAGCAACCCCTCACAGACACTGATGTGCCTGACGAAAATGGGAACTTTGACCGATGGACAGGCGAACGCTTAACGGCGGTTCGCAACGAGGCTGGTCCTTCCAAGTGGTCCTTGGTTTACCAAAATCTCGATATCGCGGAGAATGCAATCTTCGACCCGACATGCGTCAGAGGCGCAGTCAATGGAATGAGAAAATCGGGTGCTTTGATTGCAGGCGCAGCGGGTCATCCTGATAATGCACAGAACTTCTATCGCGTTATTGGTATCGACCCAGCGATGTCTGGCGACACCGCAGCTGTAGCTTACGCAGTTGACCGCAGAACACACAAACGCTACGTCATGGACGTTCACGTCATGACAGCCCCAACACCTGCAGCAATTCGCTCTTTGATAAAAGAATGGACAGATGCTTACAAACCGCATACTGTCATTGTGGAATCAAATGCTTTTCAGCTTTTCTTAACACAAGACGAGGAAATTAGAAACTTCCTCGCTACACGTGGTATTAATTACCGACCACATTATACTGGTAATAATAAGCAAGACCCAGAGTTTGGCGTAGCCTCTCTGGCTCCGTTATTTGGAACCGTAGTTAAGCGAGACGGTACCAATAACAACTTGAAGCATGCAGGTGACAACATAATTGAGTTGCCTGATTCTTCAAGAAATGAACATATTAAAAAGTTAATAGAACAACTTGTAACCTGGCAACCAGGAGTACAGGGCAAGCGATTAAAGATGGACGCCGTAATGGCGTTATGGTTCTGTGAAATCGTAGCCCGTGATGTTTTACTTACTTCAGCGAATGTACCCAACTTCCTCAAAAACGAATTCACACCTCGTCATGAGATTGAATCTAGGTACATTGTCAACTTAGATGACTTAGCTGCAGCGCAGCGAATAGCGAGATTGTGATTCCATGAAAGAACTTGTACAAGCTTTTGAACAGTTAAAAGCTAGAAACTCCGAGCGCGACAGGCGCATGCGCGATGTTGCCTTAGTTCGTGCTGGACAAGCAGACCAAGTATTCAAAGGGTTGCTTCCAGAAGGAAATTGGTCACGACCAATTATTGCTAACCTTATCGACGTTGTAGCTCGTGATGTATCTGAGCAAGCTGGTGTTCTACCTACCATTACTGCTGCTGGCGATTCATCTCTCGATGATAACCAGCGTACCAAGGCTGACAAGAGAACTAAGATTGCTAATTACTACGTAGCATCATCTCGTCTTGGAACGGAACTACTGCGTGGCGCAGACCAGTTGGCAACATACGGATTTGTTGTATTCCGTGTAGAACCTAACTTTAAAGAAAAACGTCCTCACATCCATGTTGAAAATTCCATGGGTGCATACTATGACGTTGATAGATTTGGCGATGTCCAAGTTTATGCTCGTTCTTACTATCGTAAGGCGGGAGATTTAGCAGCTCAGTTCCCTGAGTACGCTAATCAAATTCTACAAACAGGTGCATTCTCTCGTGGAGATAGCAACCAGCTACTTGAAGTTGTACGTTGGTCAGACAAGAAGCAAACAGTCATGTTTATTCCAGAACGTGGAGGAATAGTACTTGCACAAACAGAAAACAAAATCGGTAAAGTCCCAGTTGCAATTGCTCAGCGTCCTTCGCTTGATGGCGAAGTCCGAGGGTCATTCGACGACGTACTACCAGTCTACGCGGCGAAAGCACGTTTGGCTCTCCTTACTATGGAAGCTGTCCAAAAATCTGTTGAAGCTCCTCTTGCTTTGCCTAATGACGTTACTCAGCTTTCCGTTGGTCCTGATTCAGTTATTCGTTCTAACTCCCCTGAGAAAATTCGTCGTATTAATCTGGATGTACCTCAGTTCGCGTTTGCGGAAAACAATGTCCTAGCCGATGAAATGAAGTTGGGAACTCGTTTCCCACAGGCACGTGCAGGTCAAGCTGAAGGTTCTATCGTTACTGGTCAAGGTGTCAAGGCACTTATGGCTGGATTTGATTCACAGATTAAAGTTATTCAATCAGTACTTGGCGAAGCAATTGGTCAAGCAATTTCACTAGCATTTGCTACAGACGAAGCATTCTTCGAGAACATAACACGTGAAGTATCTGCTACAGCAAATGGAGTTCCATACAAGTTAAAGTACAAGCCATCATCTGACATCATAGGTAACTATGGAGTTACTGTTGAATACGGATTAATGGCAGGTCTAGACCCTAACCGAGCACTTGTCTGGGGTCTACAAGCTCGTGGTGACAAGCTAATCTCTCGTGGGATGCTACGTCGCAATCTACCGATTTCGCTCAATGCTGGAGAAGAAGAGCGAGCAATTGATATTGAAGAGATGCGTGACTCCCTCAAGGCGTCAGTTGCATCAATGGCTCAAGCAATTCCACAAATGGTAATGCAAGGTCAAGACCCAATGAAGATTGTTGAAAAAATGGCTGCAGTTATTGCCGAACGTAAAAAGGGTACCTCGTTAGAAGACGCGGTTGCCAAAGCGTTCAAGCCAGAACCAGCACAACCTCAGATGCCAGAAGCATCTGGAATGGGCGCAGGTCCAGAACAGGGTATGGGTGGCGCGGGTGCGCCAGAATTCCAACAACAACGTCCAGCAATGCAAGAACTTCTTGCAGGTCTAACTGGCGGTGGAAACCCAAATCTTGCAGCAAGAGTAACTCGTCAAATACCAGCATAAACAAGGAGAAAAAATGTTCGGAAAGCAAGGAAAGATGACAAAAGCACCAACAAGCTCAGCAATCATGGGCAAGAAGCCAGCAGGAAAAGGCATTGGTCTAGGTCAAGTTGACGTAGCAAAGGCACCTAAGACAATCAAGGGTAGCAAAAACAAACTTAAGTAAGGATAACAATGGCAAAAGCAAAAAAGCCAGCACCTAAAAAGGTAGTTGCATCATCTACCGCTAAGAAAAAGACAATGGCTAAAAAAGTTAAGGTAGAAGGACCAAATAATTATAATCCAAATACTTCATATAAATTTCCAATGACACCTAGCCAAGGAATAGCATTTGGTAAATTAGCACAAAGCCCTAAAACTGCAGATACACTTTTTACTATCCCTAAAGGTGCAACAAGTTTATCTGATAAAGAAACAAAGCAAATGCAGGCACGTCGAATCGCAGACCGCAAACGTACATTATCGCGAGCTGAATCAATCATTCGTCGCACTAAGTAATTTAAGTAAAGGATAATCATGGCAGCCAAAAAGGCAACCACACGAAAGTATCGGCAGGCAAAGCAGGCTGCCAAACCTGCTGCTAAGGCAGCATTTCCTGGTAAGAAACAAGCAGCAAAACGTGACCCTAAGTTAAAAATTAGTGCCGAAGATAGAATTGTTGCTAAAGAAGTTTCAGAATCTGCTAAGACAGACCTTGGCAAAAACGCATATCTCAAGAAATCTGATTACGAAGCTACTCAAAAAACAGCACGTGAAAAGTTTCGTTCTAGCATGCGGGATGAATTTGGTGAGTACGGTGGCAAGAAGGCTACTCCTGCAGAAGCAGAAGCGCCTAAGAAGCCAACGACTAAGAAGTCAACCGTTTCAGCTAAAGGTAAGTCTTTTGTAGAAAATGGCAAGGTTGTATCTAAAGCTCGTGCTGAAGAAATTATGTCAGACACAAAGAAGCCAGCTGCTAAGAAGCCAACTTCAAAGAAAGCTACAGCGCCTAAGCCACAAGCTCCAGCAAAAACTGCTGATGCGCCAAAGATGACAAAATCTGCTGCCAATAAAGCAGCATGGGCAAAGATGACACCAGAAGAACGTAGAAACTGGAAGTCAAATAAGCCAGGTGCTAAACCTTCAACTTACGAAGCAGCTCGTGCTGCAGGTAAGACACCAGCAGAGGCAGCCAAAGCAGCTAATCCAAATCTATTTAAGGAAAAGCCAGCAGCTAAAGCAGCATCTAAGCCAGAAGCAAAAGCTCCTAAGCGTGTAACGCTTGCTGATTTAAAGCGTAACGAGGCTAAAGGTCTTGAAGAAGCAAAGGCACGTGTTGCTGCAAAGAACAAGGCACTTGCTAACTCTGCTAAAGGCAAGACACAAACTCCTCAAGCAGAAAAAGCTAGGGCAACTGCTAAGCCAGAAGGTAAAGCAGTAAAGGTTGCTAAGAAGAGTTCACGTACATTTCGTGTAGCTAAGTTTGCAGCTAAAAAATTCCCATTAGCTATGGTTGCTGGAGAAGTTGTTTCCGCTGGTAAAGGTTCAACATTCAAAGACCTTAAAGAAATTAACCGTCTTAAGGCAAAGCTTGGTGATAAGCCAATGTCAGCTAAAGAAGGTGCTGTAACACAAGCAAGCAACCTTGCTAATCTTGCAACTATGGGTCTTGTTGGCAAAACTCGTCGTCAACGTATGGACGAACTTAACAAAAAGATTACAAAGGCAGAAAATCAAAACAAGAAATTACGTTATGGCAAAGGCGGAGAAAGCTTAGTGCCAGGAACTGCAGCATATAAGGCTGGTTCTAAAACACGTCCAGCAGCAGGTGCAGCTTCTAAGCCATCTGTTGGTGGTGGTGGTTCTACCACTAAATACACAGTAAAGAAGGGTGATACCTTATCAGGTATTGCAAAGAATGCTGGGCTTACAGTATCTGAAGTACGAGCAATCAATCCAAAACTAATGAATGACCCTAAGTATAAGAAGGGCTCAATGATTTGGTCTGGAACAAAGGTTAATATTAAGAAGAAGTAGGGTAAATAATGTCAATGATGCAGCCTTCAGGTCCTGGAAAGTTTTCCAAAAGGACTGATATACAAGGAGCAAAAAGATTGCCTGATGCAGCCTATGGTGAGCAAAAGCAATTTCAAGCAGAACAAGCTGGCGCACCTATGGCAAAGTCACCTAGTCCATTAGCGGAAGTAGTTCCGCTAACAGCACCAACTCGTAGACCAGATGAACCTGTTACTACAGGTGTTGATGCTGGTCCAGGTCCAGGTAGCAGCATTCTTAATATGAAGTCACCAGTTGAATCTCAATTAGATGACCTAAGCAAGATTGCAAAATTCATGCCATTAATGGTTCGTTATGCAGATTCACCAGAATCAAGCGGAACTATGAAAGCATTTGTCAGATATTTAAGGAGTCAAAGCGAATGAGAGTACTCAAGAAGTTCGAAGAGAACCTTGAGTACCTTGGCTTTGATTTAGCTCCTCTTGCTTGGGATATTGCAAAGATGCAATTCCCATCAGATGATGACCGACTTGCTTTATTAGAAGAGTTGACTGTAAAGAAGGAGGCTGCACCAGGTGTCAATGACGGAATGGTGGAATGACCCACGTTATACAGAGCAGCCTTCTAAGGTCAAGACCTCTAAGGTAGATGATTTTAAAAAGAAAACAGATAGTACTAAGGTAGGAAAAGCAGAAGCTGCAATCATACCAAAAGTAATGGGAGCACTTGAAGCAGGCAAAAAGAAGCCAATCCTTGGTGCTGTAATTAACCCTGCAATGCGCGTACTTGAAACTTTTGGTGAGCGTATTGTCAAACCAATTACCCAGGGTGCATCTACTGCTTTACTTACACCACAAGCTTTAGCTTCTGGTAAAGGTAATGTTATTGAATCTTTCCGTTTTGCTAAAAAGCAATCCGAAAAGATTTCTATGGGTCAAGCACTTGCTGGCGGTGTAGGCAAAATTGCATCACCAATACTTGGTCCTGCAACTAATACAACATTTCTTGATAAAGACTTTGATATCTTCAATGATAAACAACGAGACAAAGCATTCAGAGATGAATGGGTGGGTATTGTTGCGTCTGGTTCTAGCGATTTAGTATTAGCAGCACTTGGAACTAAAGGTGTCGGCGGAACATTACGCTACACTGGCAAAAAAGTTGTTGGACCAAAGCGTATTGTCACAACAGATGACATGGATAAGTTCACTAATGAACTAGAAGAAGTTGTTATTGATGCAACATTGCCAGCTGCCGAGCGTACAAGAAGCGGTCTTTCTGTACTTGTGGATGATGCGGTAAATGAAAAAGATTTAACTAAACTTTCTGCCAATCCTTTAATTAGTGAGACATCAAACCCATATCGTACTGCCACGATTGTATCTAAGTTAGATAATCACCGCGATGTAGCAGATTACTTGCTAGCAGAACGCGGAGATGCTGCTGCTTTTGCTCGCTTCTTTGACAAGAAGCCACTAGAAGCAGACCACTTAGATGACTACGGTATTAATAATAATTCTCCAATCTCTAATTGGTCTGAAGTTGGCAAAGAATTTTTAACACCAAAGATGACAGAAAGAATGCAACGCATTCTTGATGCAAAAAAAGCAAAAGACCCTAAACTTGCTAGAGCATTAGAAGAATTTGCTAATAACGCACCACGTGGCGTTAACATTGAAAGCTATCGTCCAGGACGATTTGCTGTGATTGAATCACTTAGCCTTGCTAAGAAGAAGATTCAACTGCAGTCACAGTATGGTGACCTTAAGATGTTTGGCGACGATGGTGGCGAAGGATGGAAGTCAACTGTCTATCAGTCAAATACTTATGACAGAGTAATTCGTACGATTGCATGGACTGGCTCAGGACGCCCACAGGGAATGATTAATATTTCTAACCCACGTCAATTCGAAGCATCTGGCGATTTACTATCAGACCTTAACCGTCTTCAGTTTTTAAATGGAACCGAAGGTGCTGTCTTCAAACGTAAGATGGTAGCAAGATTCCTTAAGGCGCAAGATGATACAGAACGTGCAATTGCTTTAGGTCAAATTGAAGAAATCGTTATGACCCGCTTGGCTAAGCATTATGGTGTAACAGACCTTCAGGGTATCCGTACATCAGCTGACGCAATTGACCTTATTAAAAGCTGGCGTACACAAGCCAACGAATCACGTTCATCTCTTAAGCAGTATGCAGTTAAGAACGGCATCATACCTGATGCAGATGGTTCAATTAACGTTCAGAACTTTATTTCCGTGTCAAATGAAGCAAGCATTATTCCGATGCTTGACTTCCGCAGACTTGAAATAGAAGTAATTCTTAATGCAAAGCGCACAGCAGGCAAAGGAACCAAGGTAACTCAAGGTCAATATCGTGGAGCAATAGCTTCAAAGGTTGGCATGAATACTGGAGAGTTCCTTGATTTAGCTAACATGGTTTTCTCAAACCTTAACTTACTTCGTCTTGCTTATATTCCAAAAAACTCAATGGCAGACCCTATGGCTCGTGCATCTATGGCACTTGAGTCAATGGAGCTAATACGCAATGCAGCACCTGCAATGGAAAATGTTGCATACAACTCAAGTTTACTTGCTGAATCTTTAAAGCGGTTTAAGCCTGGTAGTCCACAAGCGAACGCTCGCAAACGTGCCAAAGCAGCAAAGTTTGAAATTGAACGTTACCGCGCTGAGATGGAACCAAAAGTTGCACTGTGGGAAAAGGCTCAATCAAACGTTGATGAAGCAACAAGAATCTTTAATAAGGCAGAGGTTGCTCAACAAAAAGCATTAGCTCGTGCCAATAAAGCTAAAGGCGATAGCGCTGCTAAAGCACAGGCTGCATTGTATGCAGCAGAAGATGTTTTATATGAAGCACGTGTTGCGCTAGGTGATGCAAGTGATGAGCTTTCGTTAAGAGCAGACGTAGTCAATGGTTATGCAAAACTTATCGACAAGAACCGCACAGACTGGGTTGATTACGAAACTCGTAAGCAAGAACTTAAAACTGGTAAAAAGAAAATTGGTCAAGAAGAAGACGTTATTGTAAGTTCAAGCGGTAAAGAATATACAATTCAGGGTCTTGCAGACCCTAACGTACGCGGTGTCGGTGCCTACATGACCGAGATTGATTCGGCACAAAACTTTCTTGCAACGGCGATGCAAAGCCAAATCTCTCGTCGCCTTCGCGCAGACGGTACCCGCTTTGTAAAGATTAACCGAGCAGACCGAGCAGAGTACATGAATGCTTTGACTCATATTGCAAACCGTCAGATTCGCAACGAAATTGATTTGCCTCTTGGCATGATGCTGCGTAACGAATCTACTGGAAGTATTCTTAAATGGCTTTATAGCCCAGCAGGCAAAGAGTACAGATTGCGTATGCAAAGTCGCTTTGGCAAAGAAGTTGACCGCGATGGATTTGCAACTTGGATTGATACAACTAGAGAAAAACTCAATCAGATGTATCCAGATGAAGGATTGCGTTCAACAATCCTTGCTCGTGATGTGTCAGTAGATGAAGTAGATTCAATTCTTTATGGTAAGCCAGACCTACCAGAGACAATTGATGGACCAAGTCTTAAGCTAAACGACCTTAATAATATGGAACGTGGCTTGGCTAAGGTGCAAGGTATGACCGATGCAGCATGGAGAATTCTATCTGCGTCAGAAAACAAACTTGTGCGTAATCCGCTGTTTCTCACCTACACTCGTCAAGAGATGAAGACAATGGTAGATGCAGCAGAACGTGCTGGCATTGATTTGTCTGATGCGGTTGTCAACAATGAGATTCGTCAAGCTGCATACCGTAAAGCTTTGACACGTGTTGAAGAAACACTATACTCATCACGTAGACTTACTAACGGAATGTATGTTGCACGTTATGCGATGTCATTCCCTCTTGCATTCTTTAACTCACAAGCGGTAGCGCTTCGCCTATTGGCTCGCAACCCAATGAATGCTTATTGGTACAACAGTATCCAAGAAGCGTTTGATAACTTTGAAGCATACGAAGACCAAGAAGGAAATACTTACAAGAGTATTCAAGATGTTCCAAAGGGAACACAGGTTTCTATAAAGTATCCAATTCCGTTTGGCAACAAGTTGCCAGGATGGGCTCAAGATGCACTAAAGCCATACACAGATTCACGCGGTGGTGGAGTTCGTTGGAACCCAAAGCAACTAGAGTTCATGGTTGCTGACCCATCCATATCTTGGTTCGGCGGTATCACAGTTTCTGAAATCGTTAAGAACGGTATTGGAATTGGTCCATGGAAGATTTATGGCGAGCAGGTTGCTCAAGGATTACGTGATGCGTTAGGCGATGATGTCTATGAGTCAAGCGTACTTTACGGTGGATACCCACAAGAAGGTGGCGGTTTTGTAGAAACTGCAGCCAATACGATTATTCCTGGATATATGAAGTCAGCGTTAGCTGCTTCTGGATTATTCAGAGATGACCGATTCCTAGATGAAACATATGCTCAGTTTAAAGTTGCATATTCACAATGGGATAGAAACGGTCGTATAGGTGAACCACCTACAATGGCAACAGCAGCTAAATCTGCTGGAGTAATGTCTTTCATTAGAGCAGTAGTCCAATTCTCTATGCCAATTGCTACATCCTTTGACCCTGTCACACGTGCAGCTACTGCATGGTATGCAGATTTGGTTGATGCAGCAGGCGGAGATTACAAACTTGCAGATAAAATGTTTGCTGAAGACTGGGGAGTTGACGCTATTGCGTTGATTGGTTCTAACCAAAAGAACATCTCAGGTCTTGCAACAACCATGGAAGACCTAGCCGTACTTCGTAAGAACCCAGAGTTAATTACTAAACTTGGTCGTTCAAATACAAAGTACGCAGCAATGCTTTCATCTGGTTATGGTGATTTATCAAGTAGTTCTGAGTATTCAACTGAGGTTGCTGCAATCTTTAAGAAGCTTGGCTTCCCTGGGTATGACACTCCAATTACACAGAAGAAGACCAAGAAAGAAGTAGCCGATAGCGTCGAAGCTCGACGCGGTTGGTTTGAATTCCAAAAAGCTCAAGAATGGCGTGATGCCAAGATGGCTGAGTATGGGATTGGTTCTACATATGATGCCACGTATGAACGAAGTGGTATCAAACGTGAGTACCAGAAGATGGTTGATTCCGTAATCGAAGACTTTCCAAGCTGGGCTGTTGACAGAAAGAATACTAATGAAGAGTATTGGGATGTAACAATTCCAGCGATTCAAAAGATTACTGATGACACTAACTGGAGAAGTTACGCCATATCTAAAGGAAGCCCTAAGTGGGAAGAGATTACTTACTGGCTGCAAGAAGCTAAAATCTTTAACAAAACTTACGAAGCACAGAACAATACTGATGCCAGAAAGAAACAACTAAAGCAACAGTTTGCTCAGTTCCATTATGACTTTTTGCAAACAGCATCAGAAGAATTTGCTGCTTTTGCATATAGATGGTTAAACAACATGCCTCAACTAGATACAGAATTCACGGTGACAAATGGCTAAACCAGTAAGAAGCGATTACCCAAAGGGAGCAACTGGTATTAAACAGTACACAGCAGCTCTTGCTAAATGGAATAAAGAAAACGCTGGAAAGACTGAAAATACATTAGACATTCCGCCGATTATTCTTCCTGGTCTTAAGACAGGTGTCGACGCCACACAAGCAAAAGACTGGTTTAAATTTACTGCACCAAAGGCAGCAAAAGGAAGTCCAAGTCGAAAGTACTACGACAACTTTATTGCGCTACTTGCCAAAGCTGGTATCCCAAAGTCAAAGTACAATGATGTTTGGGCAGATGCTGTGTCTTGGACACAAGCACCAGGGTCTGGTTCTAAAGGTGACCCAGCGTTGTACCTATCTTCTGGTATGTCTATGGCAGATTATGCTGACAAGACAACGGCTGCCAAGGCACCAGCAACAAATAAAAGCAAGGTTACTACAGCAACAAAGTACAGCGCATCAGGCGCTGGTGCCGATGTCAACAAATCTATTGAATCAGAACTTGGTCGCACAGCCTCATCTGTTGAGGCTGCTGCTTACTTAAAAGCTGTTAATGCTAAGGCAGCCCTTGAGCCATCTGTCTATGAGAACACAAGCAAGACCACAGTTACAGGGTCTGGTGCTACTGGCGTAAGCAATACGGTCACAAACGCTACTCAATCAACAGGATTTGACCCAACAATATTTGCACAGAACTTTGCCCGAAGTTTGCCAGACTACGCAGAATCTTTTGCAGCAAAAAACATGTTAAAGATTATAGAAGGTTTGATTGGTCCTGACAGAACAGCAATTGGAAAGGTCGTTCAGTAATGGCAAACAAAACTATTACAGTTAAAAAAGGCGACACACTTAGTGCACTTGCTAAAGCTAATAAGACCACAGTAGCAAAGATTCTTGCAGCTAACCCAAGTATTACTAATCCTAATCTTATTCGTGTAAATCAAAAGATTATGATTCCTATTGGTACAGAAAAAAGTACTTCATCAAGTACTTCATCTGTAGCTGCAGCTGCTGAGGTTGCTCGTTTATCTGCACTAGAAAAACAAAAACTTCAGAATGAAGCCAAGGTTACTGCACTTAATAACAAGAGTGGGTTTGTTCCTAGCGCAATTCCTGTTGCACCTGTTGTACCTGTTGAACCTGTTGAACCTCCAGCAGTTGTACCAGGGTCAACAATTACAGTAGACCCAGCAACACTGAGCACGACTTCATCACAAACAAAAGATACTTTTTCTTTGGCGCAACTGCAGTCACGATTTAGTATTGCTGCTGCTGTTATCGGAGCAGACAAAAGTTTACAAGAAGCTCTTAATAAGATTCTTGGTATAAACGGTGAACCAATGATTACGGACCCTTTTCTACAAGAACAAATTATTAAAGGAACATCTTGGTGGCAAGGTCAAACTGACAGTCAACGTCAGTATGACTGGGCTAGAGAAACAAATCCTGGACAGTTTGCTGCAGATTTACAACTAAATGCAAGCGAGATTGTTAAGAAGTTTGCTGCCAATGGATTAAACATTACAGCACAAGACGCTGTTAAATACGCAGAACAAATGATGAAACAATCTATTATTCAAGATGGCAAAGTTATTCGCTTTGATGCTGACTATATTAATACGCTTATGTCTGGTGCTATTAACTTTACTAAGAACGACAAGATTGGCGATAGGGTCGTATATACAAAGCTTAGCGGAAACCTTGAGACTCTTGCACAGAGTCTTTACAAGCAAGCATGGGACTACGGATATCCACAGACTATGTCTAACGCTGGATTTACTAACTGGTTTGAAACCAGCATGAAAGGTCTTGTCGGTGGAAAATTAAACCCACAGCAAGTTGATGACCAACTACAAACACGAGCAAAGTCATTTGCTCCTGGATTGGCTAACCTAATTGACCAAGGTCAAACGCTGCGTCAAGCAGCAGACCCATGGTTACAAGCTATAGCTGATGTATGGGAAACAGATGCGGATTCAATAGACCTTAACGATGAATATGTACAGCGCACTATAAACAATACAGATGAAAAAGGAAATGTATCTCCAGTTAATCTGTTTGATGCAAAGAAGATGGCGCGTCGAAGTTCTAAGTGGGACTTAACCCAGAACGCAAAAGAAGAGAAGACAAGAATTGCAAGTCGCATTCTTCAAGACTTTGGATTCATCCAGTAGGGGTAAAAGATGCCAAATTATTTAAATCCAAATTTAATGATGACTGATGACGGGGGAAGTATCCCTGATTTAGTCAATGCATTAAATACATTTGTAACAGTAGGAAATCAAGTTGCAGCTGCTAAAACAGGACAAGGCAAAATGCTTGATGATGCGGAGTTTGATGCAGCAAATGAAATAGGCACGTCTACCGTTACACCTACTCCAACACCTACTCCAACACCTACTCCAACACCTACTCCAACACCTACCCCTACATATACAGCATCAGACCTTTCTGCTATTTTAGCAAAAATAGCTAAGGGTCTTCAGCTCAATGATGCCGAGCAAGAAATTTATGATGCATATCAAGCAACAGATAATACCACTACATCAACAGTAGCTACTGGTGTAGATGGATTTGTCACAAAAGACGGAATTCTTTATGACATTAATAACAACCCATATACTGGCGAATGGGATGGTAAGAATTACAAAGACGGTAAAGTTGTAGAAGCTCCAAGCGGTGACAAGTACGAAACCGTTGGTGACGTTTTCATGAAGAACGGTGAGCCATATACTGGAACCTATCAAGGCAAAGAATACAAAGACGGTAAAGTTGTAGAAATTCCAGGCGGAGACAAATATGAAACTGTTAACGGCGTCCTTAACAAGAATGGTAAGCCGTATACTGGTACTTACGATGGTCAAGAATACGTAGACGGTAAAGCTAAAACAGTTGCCGATAAATACGAAACGATTGATGGTGTTTTTACCAAGAATGGAAAAACTTATACTGGAAACTACAATGGCAAATCTTACAAAGACGGCATAGAAATTGTTGAACCAGCAAATGCATCTGATGCTGCAGCAGCAGCAGCAACTGCAGCAGTAACTGCACAAGTAAAAGCACTTGCCGACCAGATTGCAGAATTAGTAAAACTACAAACAGATGCTGCAGCTAAAGCTGCTGAGGATGCAAAGAAGCCAAAAGTTGTTGGAGTCCGTACCCAACGTAAAGCTGGTGGCATTGTTGAAACCGTTGAGGTTATGTCCGATGGTTCGGCTGGAAAAGTAATTGATTCATATAAAGACTTTGGTGCTCGTGACTCTGTAATGCAGATGTTTCAGAATCTTGGTCTTGGTAAAGACTTAATTGATTCTATGCTTGGAGCTATTGACAAGGTATATGAAGATAACATTATGCCAACCGAAGACCAAGTTATTAACGCAATCTATACAAGCGATGCATACAACACACGGTTTGCTGCAAACAAAACTATACGTGACCGTATGGCATCTGGCAAGGGATTACCAGGAGATAGAGTTCTAACTCCACGAGAGTATATTGAAACAGAAAAAACTTTCAAGCAATACATGGAATCAGCTGGGTTGCCAACAGATTTCTATAACGAGCTTAATGACTTTACTAATCTTATCGCTAACTCTGTTAGCGCAGATGAGTTAAAAGACCGTGTCAACATTGCAAAGAATGTTTTGCAAACTGCTGACCCAGAAGCCAAGAAGGCATTGAAAGAATACTACGGTCTTACTGACGCAGATATGGTTGCCTATCTTCTTGATAAAGATAAAGCATTTAGAGCTATTGACAAACGATTTGTTTACTCAACGACAGAAGCACAAAAGATGTACACGGCTTCTGAAGTTGGTGGAGCAGCAGGTCGCGCAGGAATGAAAGCAACCAAGGGCTTTGCTGAAGAGATTACTACTGCTGGTAAAGCAGGAGAAGCTGAAGCAGCATTCCAAACAACAGCTCGTAATCAACAAGACTATGCGCGTTTAATGGGTCTATATAATGAGAAGTCTGGCGAAGAAGACCTTACTCGCCAGCAGTTATCGCTTAAAGGCGGAACAGAAGTTGCACTTAAAACCAAGAAGCTTGCTTCTAAGGAACGTGCAAAGTTCTCAACCCGCAGTGCTATAGACCGAGCAAGTCTCACAAGACGTCTAAACAACCCAGACGTTTAATTAAGTTCCGTCCCAGATTGTCCAGCCCTGGTGATGTGTATAAGTCTGGAAGTCATCACGTCTATGAATCACTACCCCTTGTGAGGAGTACGTGTGGTGCAAACCCGATGAGGGTTTCAACTAACTAATAGGGAGAAAAAGCAATGGCAGATAACTACGAATACGAAATCGAAGACGACGAAGACTACAGCGGTAGTGACTTAGTCAAGAAACTTCGTAAGCAAATCGATGGACTTCAAAAATCATTGAAGGAAAAAGAATCGCTTATTGAAGAGTTCACGACTTATAGTCACGAATCGTCAGTCGGAGAAATCCTAGAATCATTCGGGTTAAACCCAAGAATCGCTCAGTTCATACCATCTGAAGTCGAAGCCGACGCGGATGCGATTGCTGAATGGTTGAACGAATACGGTGATGCTTTCGGTATCGAAGCCGTTGAAGAAGGAGGGGAAGCCTCCTCAGATGCTCAAGCATATGAGCATATGTCTAGCCTGGATGATGGAAACATTGACCCTTACGTTGGACAGGATTTGCAATCTCGTATTGGAAATGCTGGTACCAAAGAAGAGTTAATGAAACTAATTCAGGGCTAACAAAAGTCCACATAAAACCCTAATAGAAGGAAATCATGCCTACTACACCAGCAACGAGTACGACAACGTCAACGTTGTCGAACTTGATTCAAACCTCGTATGACAAGCTGATTGAGTTTAACCTTCGTTCAGAGCCAATGTTCCGCAAGTTTGCGGACAAGCGCCCTGTCGATGTAACAAACCCAGGCAACACTGTCGTATTCCAGGTCTACAAGGACCTATCACGTGCTACTACAGCACTAACTCAGACACAGGACCCAGATGCAGTTACACTATCAAACACCGACAAGGTGAACGTAGTTGTAGATGAATTCGGTAATGCTGTCATCACAACAGAGCGTCTAGCTCTAGAGTCCCTATCAGCAATTGACCCAGCGGTCGCAGATATGTTGGCATTCAACATGCGCGATTCATTGGATTCACTTGTATGGGCAAAGCTAACATCACTTGCAACAATGCGCTACACAGGTACATCATCTGCTGATGAATCAACCATCAACGGTGAGAACGTATCTGCTTCAACCACAGCTCCATACATGTCTGCAGCACTTGCTCGCAAGGCAGTAGCAAAGCTTCGTGGCGCATCTGTTCAGCCACGTGATGGTGGATTCTACACAGCACTTATTCACCCAGATGTTTCATATGACCTTCGTTCAGAAGCAGCATCATCTGGAAACGTTTCATGGCAGCTACCACACACCTACACAGAGGCTGGCGTTGCCAACCTATGGAATGGTGAAATTGGTATCTTCGACCAGGTTCGTTACATCGAAACACCACGTGCTGAGTCAATCTCAGGTTCAGGTACATCTAAGGTTTACGCAACTGTACTCCTTGGTAAGCAGGCTCTTGTTGAGGCTGTTTCATATGAGCCAAAGACTGTCATCGGTCCAGTTACAGATAAGTTGATGCGCTTCCGCCCAGCGGGTTGGAAGGGTCTACTCGGATGGAACGTCTACCGCAAGGAAGCACGTTACGTTATCCAGACCAAGTCAAGCATCGCAACAGCGTAACTTTGACGGAAGGGGGAGGGCAACCTCCCCCTTCTACTTAGGGGAGATATGACAAAGAAGAAACAAAAACCAGATATAACTTTCTTAACACCGCTTAAATTACATGCTGTTCAAGCTCACGAGCTTTACACGGAGTACAAAGAAGCAGGGTTTAGTGAAGGTGAAGCATGGGAATTGTTAATGCGCCAGCTTCCCGATTTGGAATTAGAAGGATTAGATTTTCTAGATGAAGGGTTAGACGATGTCAATGAAGAATGAGAAGTACAAGTCAAAGACTGCAATGAAAAAGCATGAGAAGTCTGAAGGCAAAAAAGAAATGATGATGGAATATGGCAAGGTTAAAATGAAGCCAGCCGTCAAGAAGCCAGCCCTTAAGAAGAAGAAGGGTATGTAATCATGCCAACAAAGATGTGCAAGAAGTGTGGCAAAGCTAAGTCGAAGTGCAAGTGCTAATGCCAAAGAAATCAGTTAAAGCAGTAATGCATGAATTCAAAGCTGGAGGACTTCACTCTGGTAAAGGTGGCAAAGTAGTAAAGAACCCAAAGCAGGCAATTGCTATTGCTTTGTCAATGACTGGTAAAGCAAAGCCAGGGGTCAAGAAGCCTAAAGCAAAGAAGAAGTAAATGGACCCAAGACTAAAACGAGCAGGTGTATCTGGCTTTAATAAGCCAAAGGCTACACCTTCACATCCCAAGAAGTCTCATGTTGTTGTAGCCAAATCTGGTTCTCAAATAAAGACTATCCGTTTTGGTCAACAAGGTGTATCTGGTTCACCAGAAAAATCTGGTGAAACAAAATCATATCGCCAACGTCGTCAATCTTTTAAAGCACGTCATGCAAAGAACATTAATAAGGGTGTTATGTCAGCAGCCTATTGGGCAGATAAGGTGAAATGGTAATGGCAAAAATTTTCCGTGGACCAACCATGAGAATAAAGCTAGGCATGCAGAATGACCTATGGTTTGTTTCATATCCATGGGGAAAGACCGTTGTCAAAGACAATGGAATCTGGAAGACAATCGTATCTCCGCAAGACTCTAGTCTTGCTAGTTACCAAAAGGTATTACGTGGTGGATACGACAACCCAATTACTGACGCAGAGGCAGCGGAGCTAACCGCTGCAGGGTATGGGGATTACGTTGTCGAAGTGTAGAAGCGGATGTCGTACGCAAGACCATGGAAGTTATGGTGATTGTTTACGTGATGCAAATATTGGCGTCAGTCACGAAGGCGCAGCAACTTTTATTAAGACAACCGATAGAGAGTTAAGCGCCTACCGCGATGCTCGCAAACTCGGTATTCAACCAGCATCAACCAAGATGAAAGATATTCAAAAAGCTGTACGAGTATCTGAAAAAATAGGAAGGGCAGCACAAGCATAATGACTATATTATCGGAATTAGTTGAACAGACTATTGCTGAGGTTGGTTCTTATATCAAGAACCAAGATTCAATTACTGTCATCACTAGTAGCATTGCTGCTAATGACCTTACTATTGCAGTAGACGATGTTAAATCCCTCAGCAAAGGCGTTGTAGAAATCGAAGAAGAACTTCTCTACGTAAAGAAATCTATTGCAGACAGCGGAACTATTGAGATTATCGGAACCAGCGGAAACCCTTCTGGTCGTGGATGGCGTGGGACTACAGCAACAAGTCACGTGTCTGGCTCGATTGTTCGCAACAACCCATTGTTCCCACGTTCTCAGGTAAAGAGAGCGTTGCTAGAAACAATCAAGGGAATGACTTTTCCTGTTGTAACAAATGAAACATTTGAATTTAACGGAGCTGACTACTCATACGTTATGCCAGATTCATTGGTAGATATTACTGGAATCTCATGGGACGTACCAGATTCAACAGGAGTATGGCAGATTATTAAGAACTGGCGTTTGGATACAAATTACTATGACCCAGATACTGGAACCACAAGACAGGCTTTGATTCTTAAAGAATCACCAATGCCTGGTCGTGATGTTCGAGTTCAATATACAAAGTATCCAACAGCAATTACCAATGGTCAGGATTTAACAGCAAGCGGTCTTCCATCTTCTTGCGAAGATGTCGTTCGACTTGGTGCAATGTATCGACTACTTTCAACAGTAGACCCAGGAAAGGTTACAGCGGTATCAGTATCTGCTGATGCACTAGACCAACCAGTAGCACCAGGTGCATCAACTAATGCTGCAAAGTACATCTTCCAACTTTATTCTGTTCGCTTGGCAGAAGAAATTGCTAAGCAACAGGCAAACTTCCTAAACATCATCCAGTATACGAGGTAACAAATGCCATCACCATCACGTTATTATAGCTCAACCGCTGCAAAGACAACGGTAGCTGTTGCTATCGATTCGGCTTCAACTAGCCTTCAGATTGCTACCGCTTCTGGTCTACCATCACAATATCCATTTACGCTTATTCTTGAAAAGGATACGGCTAACGAAGAAATTGTTAGTGTCACTACTTTAGTTGGTACTGCTTACACCATTCTTCGTGGTCAAGACGGAACCACAGCAAAGGCTCACAACATTGGTGCAATCATTGAACATGGTGTGTCCGCTAGAGACTTTACTGAGTCTCGCGCACACGAGGTGGCAAGCACAGCACACAACGTAACTGGAGATGTTGTTGGTACTGGCGGAGCACAAACACTTACTAGCAAGACGCTTACTTCACCGACAATTACTGGTGGTACTATTACAACAGCAGCACATGCTGGTGGAACATTAACTGGTGCCTTCACATCATCAGCAACAATTACTGGCGGTACAATTACCAGCGCAACTATTACTGGATTGTCATCTGCTGGCATGGTTGACTCGTCTGCTACTCCTAAAAACTATGTAGACAACATTCTTGGTTCTGCTACTGCAGCATCTACTTCTGCAGCATCAGCTGCAACATCGGCTACCGCTGCAGCAACAAGTGCCACAAGTGCATCTGCTTCTGCATCTGCAGCAGCAACCAGTGCATCTTCTGCACTTGCTAGCCAAACCGCAGCAGCAACCAGTGCTAGCTCAGCGTTAACATCACAGACGGCTGCTGCAACTTCTGCAACATCGGCATTGACTTCTCAAACAGCAGCAGCCACTTCAGCATCTAGCGCTGCAACCAGTGCAACCAGTGCAGGAACATCTGCATCCAACGCAGCAGCATCAGCATCGGCAGCTGCAGGGTCAGCAACTACTGCATCCAACTCAGCAGCAACTGCTACAACTTCTGCATCACAGGCAGCAACCAGTGCAACCAGCGCTGCTGCAAGTGCAGCAGCAGCTGCAACCAGTGCTACAAACGCTTCTGCAAGCGCTACCGCTGCTGCTACCAGTGCAACATCTGCTGGTACAAGCGCAACTGCAGCTGCAACAAGCGCAACAAGCGCCTCCGCATCGGCTTCCGCATCGGCATCATCTGCCTCTGCTGCAGCTACTAGCGCATCGTCTGCTGCTACATCGGCATCAAGTGCTTTAACGAGTGCTTCTTCTGCTGCAACAACATACGATGATTTTGATGACCGCTATCTTGGTAGCAAGGCAACTACTCCTACAGTAGACAATGATGGCAACACACTTCTTGTTGGTGCTATCTATTGGAATTCTACACTTAACAATATGTATGTGTGGTCAGGTTCTACTTGGGTACAGATTGCTACAACTAGCATTTATTCGGCACCGACTCTTGGTAGCACAACAATTGCCTCTGGTACTACTTATACCAATATTGCTGGCTTAACCATTAACTCAACAACTATTCCTACATCTAAGACTCTAGTAGTTACTACAGATAAATTATCGCAACTTGCTGCTACTACTTCTGCAGAATTAGCAGGAGTTATTTCAGACGAGACTGGTTCAGGTTCGCTAGTATTTGGAACAAGTCCTACAATTTCTAACTTAACATTAACTGGAACACTAACTGCAGCAGCATCATCTGGTACCAATGGTCAGTATTTGCAATCAACTGGCTCTGGAATCCTATGGTCAACTGTGGCTGGTGGACCGACAACAGTACAGATAGAAGAAATACAACAACAAATCATCATGGGTGCATACCTCTAACCGAAAGGAAACAGTAACTAATGGCTGTTATATCAAAGGTGCTGTCTCGTACAGCAGCAGCAACATCAAGTACAACCCTCTATACAACACCTGCAGGAAGTACTGCGGTTGTCACAAACATTGCAGTAGCAAATACATCAATCAATGATGCAACATTTACTATTAACCTTAATGGAGTTGCTTTAGTATCGGGTGGTGCAGTACCTGCAAATGCAACAACATTTATTGACTTAAAACAAGTGCTAGCCGCAACTCAAACAATTACTGGTTTGGCAAACGCAACAACTGTTAACTTCCATATTAGCGGAGTGGAGATAGTATAATGGGTGCAACAACTGTCGGTACTTCAGTAACAAATGTTTCCTATACTCCAATTGTAATTAAAAACATGCTGGCAAATGCTGTAGCAAGTACAGTAGCAAATGCAACATCCACTCGTCATGTTATTCCAAAAGGTACGTACACGGTTTCGGCGCAGCCAATGGGTTTTGCAATTGGTGGGTCAAGCAGTTTTGCTGCAAACTACACACTAGGTGGTGGCGAATGGACGGTATTAACCCAATACGCCGACAATGGCAGACCAGGACCGTTTCTTATGGGAAACGATAATAGCCCTAAAGGAAATATTCTTATCTTGCAAAGAGATGCTTACGTTCAAATCTCTCTAAGAAATAGCAATGGCGCAGCGGGACTTAATGATGTTGGGTTTGATGTTACTTTTACTCCAACATACTCAGCATATAAATCTTTAGGAACCATTACTGGAAATAGAACAACAGTTGGTGGGGCATCTTCAACTGCAACTACGGACCTTAGTCACAAGGACCTTCAAGTTGGTTGGGATTACGATAGAAATCTTCCATTTTTAATTACTTCAAACGGCACTTTAACTAGCGGAAGAATTAGAACATCAGATTTTTATCTATGGCGGGCTAATTCAAGTGGCACCTGGGATGCTACATATTGGAGCAATGTAATTGCATCATCAGGAAATACATTTTACAATGGTAATGGTATTGGTTTTCGTGGTGATAATGCAACCGAGTTCCATTCCTCATTCTTTATTAAAAGCAATGAATTGCATAATTTAGACCAGTCTGGGTTAATGACAGATGCTGCTGGTTACCGCTGGGGTTGGATTAAGGGAAACATCAGTGCTGGAACTTTTCCAACAGGTTCTACATTAACAATGTCACCTGGTCATACTAATACTGCATTTGCTTCACTCAGTTCAAACATAGGTACTCTTTTAAATAACGTTATGACTTATTTTCATGATAGAGTAAATAATAAAGTTATCTACAATGGGTGCAAAGATATTACCTACAGCGGCACTTATGTAAATTATGGCTGGCGTCACAACTGGGCACAATGGGATATTGCAACAAATACTGTTGAATATTCAAATGTTAATGGAGTTGTTGACCCAAGAATCGCTGGTGGTACAACTGATACTAATATGGGATGGTATTGTGCGGTTCCAAATGCAAGCACTGGTTTAAGTTATGCGGTTGGTGATAACAGTGGGCAAGGTTACCTTGCTAGATTTAGTAGGACTGGTGTCTATACTGGCGTAGGAAGTTTTCAATCTAGAAATGTTTACGGTGGTAGCACTAACAATGGAAACTACGGTGGAGCACCAAACTCTTATGGTCTAATGGCTACATTTCTTCCAAATGGTGTAATGGTAGCGGGGCAGTCAATGTCTTATTCAATTGTTGACCACTTAAATACTGCTCTTAACCAACCAATAGCAACTAATGATAATAATTCATTATTTGCAATTGGTAATCGTGGAATAAATTCTAGTATGAACGTTAGTCAGACAAAACAGATTGTTATTGTTGTTGCTAATACTATTGTTCTTGTAGAAATAGGATATGTTAAAAGTGGCGCTAACAGTGTAATAGCCAGATATATTCCTATTACAGTATATACAGCACCTGCAACAACTGTAAACCTAGGGGCTATTTTACCTGGGCAAGGTGGTATCGGAAGTGCAGCAAACGGTAACTCAGGAATAAACAACGGAGTATAAAAATGGCATATTTTGCAAAAGTAAAAGAAGATAATGTAGTAGATATTGTAGTTGCTGTACCAGATGAATTTGAAACAGACCCAACTGAATACCTAACTAAGTACTGGGGTGAAGGTGGTAACTGGATTCAGACATCCTTTACTGGTCGTATCCGTGGAGTGTTTGCTCGTCCAGGTTATACCTATGACTCTGCAGCAGATGTATTTATTGCACCAGAAGAAACAACAACAGAATAATAAGGAGAAATAAATGAACGCAAAGTTTCAAGCAGCAGCACTATCTTGGTTCCGCGCAGCAGCATCAGCTGCTGTCGCTTTATACCTTGTTGGTGAGACGGACCTTAAGACACTAGGAATGGCAGCCCTAACAGGCTTCCTTGGTCCAGTACTTAAGTGGCTTGACCAGTCATCTACAGACTTTGGTCGCGGAGTAGAATAATGTCTACCAACGAATGGGCTGGCTTGGCTGTTGCCACTGCCACAATAGTTGCCAGCTTTGCTGGCTCAGTTCGTTGGTTAGTAAAACACTACCTCACAGAATTGAAAC